CAAATTGTTGCAAACGGTTACCGATTGCAACAATTTGACGCTTGATTTCTAGTAACATTCTTTTAACGTTAATAGATTCCAAAGCACTTTCTGCTTGTTGCAATGTGTTTTGTGAGAAGAACACATAGTTGGCACCGGGGAACTTCACGATTGGGTTAATGTTGGCATCGTAAAGTGTGTTGCGATCATTTTGGTTTATTCTTATTGAAGTAAGAAGTACGAAACCAAGAGAACCACGATCAAATCCTGCTGGAGCAAACCAAGGGAACTTAACACGGTCGTTATAGCTCAATGCTGAAAGAGCAGCAATAGAAGCTGGGAGTTGTACACGGCGAGTGTTAACAGTGTCTTCGATAACGATGTTGGGGAAGTATGCTGCACCACCGTTGTTATCCAATGCACGGTTTATAAACGCATTTGATGTTTTGTTGATGGAGATTGATCGATTTGATTCACCATCAAAGATACGAACATCGTCTTTGTCGTATGGTTGAAGGTCTAGAAGATAAAAACTCAAACCGTAATCTGTGTTTTTCTCTAGTGCGTAGTTTGTGATAAGTGGATCACGTTGACCGGGCGTTGCAAGAATGTTGTTGTTTGCAAGGCTTGGGTTGGTTGCAATATCAAGTGCTGTGCGATAAGCAACAACGTTTTGGTTAGAAGCACCAACGCCAGTATAGTTGGTTGCTGATGGAGCACCGGGAGATACATAACTTGCATTAGCAAGACCATATACACCACCAGCACCTGCTTCTGTGGATGTTGATTGATCAGTGAAACGAGATGCTTGCTTGTCAAAAATATTCACACCATCCCAACCACCTTGCATAAAGGTTGTGAATTTCGCATATTGAGAGAAATTATTAAATGTTGTTGCAGAACTGCTGTTTAACAAACTTGCAAGTGTGATACGATTGCTAAAGTTTGTTGCAACATAAGTTGTTGGATCAATTGTTGCATTTCCAAGATATGCAGCTTCACGCATAAGCGAAGCTGGTGTATTTGTGGTTACTGTAGAAATTGATGTTGCATTCAAAGCAACTTTAGCAAGTGAAAATTTGTTGTTATTCAACAAATCATTTGCTGAACCTGTTGTAAGAACATCCATTTTTTCAATACCAGAAAACTTAGCAAAATTTTCAACAATTCGATTTGTTTCTGTGTTTACGTTAACGTTCAGAATGTTTTTGTTGTTACGTTCAAATTTAACACCCCAGTAAAGTCTACCATCAAGTACAGTTTGTGAACTTGGAGCACCAAAAATTGTACCAGAAGCAGTTAATGGGTTACGTGTGATTGTAAAGCGATATGGAACTGGTGGAACAATTGAACCAGATAGTGATGCACCACCACCATTATAGCTTGCACTAACACCAGTAATACGTGAAAGTGTTGGAGAAATAGAACCAGTTTGGTCAGTTAGTGAAACGTTGGTAAGCAACATTTGATGACCACGGAAACCAAATGGAAGAGCCTTGGGAGGAACTTCTCCAGCATCTAGTTGAGAACTTGGGATAACACGAATATAACGGCTCTTATTACCATATTTTCCTTGAATCACAATGTTACGATCATCAGCTTCGATAGCATCAAAATTGAAACTTGTGCGTTTATCACCAATTGCTTTAACAATATAATTGTCACTGTTTGGATCAAGTGATAGATTGTTAAACACTTCAAGAATTTGTGGTTCAGCATCCACATCATTCCAAACTCTTACTTGCAATGTAAATGTTCCATAATTGGTGGTTGGATTTGTGGATGCTTGCAAATTTGCAATGCTTATTTTGTACTTGTCATTTCCATATGCACCATCATCACGGCTTTCTATTTGGAACAAATCATATTCAATACCAGCAAATGGTTGTGAAATAAAGAATGGAGTTTTTGGTGTTGTATAGCGTGTGTTAAAATAACCAAAAGCTTTACCAAAATCAATTCCAAGAGAGTTGGTATTTGATGCACCAGAAAGTATAGCAACAGTATTAATACCCAAACTTGCTGACAGTGTTGCAACTTCTGCATCTACTGGAAAATCTAGATATAGTAAATGTTTTAATGATGCAAAGTTTTCTGGATTTGTGTTTAGCATTTTGCCAACATATTTTTCTGAACTTGGATCAAGTGATGCAGAAAAAATCTTTAGACCAGCAAATCCATCATCTGATGAAAATGAGTTACCAGCGGAAGAAGAAATGACAAGTTTAAACAACCCTGCCATGTTTCCTGCGGCTGCCGTACCTACTGCTGCTGCTTCTCCGATACCATTGCCAGCAAGATAATCTGTTGGCACATATGTTTTATCAACTGCTCCACTTAATACAAGCACACGAGCATCTGGGGTTGTGAACAACACAGCACGTACAAGATTCACTGTATCATTGTCTGATGTAAACCCATTTACATTATAGCTATCATTGTTTGTAAACAATGGATAGCCAAACACTTCATTGTTTTGTACAAAATGTTTGGCTACCAAGAATTGTACACGACCTTGTAATGCACCAGATGCAAATACAGTTCCGTTGCCAACAACTTGCATACCAGCATTTACAACTGTACCACTTATTTCTGTTTGTGATATATCAACAGAGCTACTGTTAGCTCCTGCTCCAAGAACTCGAATAAAATTACAAGAAGCTACTTCACTACCTTTAGCCTCAAAAAATTTTTGAACAGCATAAGTGCCAACATATTTGGAGCTTACATCACCAAATTTATTGCTGAAATCAAGATAACTCCCAACAGTAATTGGTGCAAATGCTGGTCCTTTTTCAGCAGGACCAATAATTGTAGCTGGTGTTCCACCAACAGGAATTGTGCGTTCAGTTAAATCGAACTCTCTATCAAAATAGTTCGGTGCTTTTAAAACGGTTTCTGGCATGGTTTTTCCTCACTTTATTTAGTTAAGTGTTTGCTTAATAAATAGCGATAGAAAACCGTATTACCAATTAACCCTTGTTATCAACAAAAAAATCGTATAAAGCTTGTTGATCTGATGCTGTATAGACAGTTTCACCCTGCTTTTGATTGTATGCCATTTGTTTAACATACTTGGTTTGTGTTGTTTGGGTTGTTGGATCTTTGTATGTTTTTTGAAACAATATTTTTTCTTGTTCTGTTGGCTTTTGTGCTGTTAGTGGGTTTTCTTCGATATCGGTTAACACGAAAGGATTCGTTAGTGTTGGGTCAACTTTTGTACCTTCATATTGTTGTGTGTTTATTTCACTAAAAACCTCACCTTTTGCAACGTATGTTTCAAATGAAACGTTTATATTTGACAAATAACGTTTGAATGGTACACGTTGACCGGGGCCAGATGGTGCCAAAATATAACCTTTTACAGTCATTTTAAAACTGTATTTAGTTAATCTTTCAGCGTCTGTGATATCATCATAATTGTCTTGAGCATTTAATCCGCTATCAACTGTTGCAGCAAACCAATATCCTTTTTCTGTCTTGAGATAAAAACCTTTGCCGGGAGCAATTTGGCTTGCCAATATTGTTTCCAGCATATAATTCATGTGTTGTGTATAGTTTGACCACAAAGCTATTTCATATGTTGCTGTATAAAACTGTGGAAAAGGAATTGTTATAATTTCATAGACATGATCGGCACGCAAACCTTTAGGTTTATCATCCAATAACATTCCTTCTTTTATTGAAGGTAAGTTTTGATCTTCACCTTTATTTTCACGCAAAGTGTCTGGTGGCACGGGAACATTCGGTAGCAACAATCTATTCAACAAAGATTGATAATCTTTGTCTGATTCATCAAGTCTACGTTTTATTGTAAGTTCGCCGGGGAATACATCGCCATTTTGTTGCTCGATCCCAGTTCTACGGATAGAAATAGCTGGAAGCAATAATGCTCCTGTTCTAACGTCTCTAAAAGGTTTTAACCGCTTGGCAAGAGCAAACCTTTCACCTGTTGCTAAAATAACAAATGGTTTTTTAACATTTACTTCTTTTTCGTAGTTTGAAACACCTTGATAAGTTCTAAAAGATATATCTTTATCAAATAAAGAGTGAACTGCACCATCTACATCTTCAATACCACAAGGAGGTATATAAAACTTTGATGGATCGTTGTTTGCAATATCATACCCTGTTGGTATTTGTTCTTTGCCTTCAATAACAGGAACGTTTAATCGTGTTGTCATACTTTATAAGTATCCAGCATTATTCGTCATAAATTCCTTTTTTTGGAGGTAAAGGATCGTTGTTAAACGAACTTGCTTTGTCTCCTTCAATGAAGTCTCCATTATCATCAACATTTGGCTCCACACGTTTGGCTCCTGTTCCAAGAGCAATTGGTGCCATATATTCATTCAAACGTTCACGCATTTCACGAACATCACCTGTAGCTTCACCTTCATTTGTTAATGAAAGACCACGTTGTTGTTCAAATACTTTTTCAACATCTTCTGGTGCAAGACGAGGGGTTGGTAGGTTTGGTACGGTCAATTTACCAATTCTTGCATTTCTAGCCGTTAATTTCCAAGCTGTATTATATTCAGCAAGACCAAAAATATTTTTACCAGCATTTACCACAGTTAAAATTTCATACAACACATCATCATATGAAAAGAAATCACCTTCAGATGGAACAATACCTTTGTCTTGCATATCCTTGAATTGAATTAATACTTCGATCTTGGCTTCAATATCTGATCCAAAACCTGTTGTTTTACTTGAATATTCTGGCATTCCAACAAGTGCTGGAATTCTTATTGGATTCTCAAAAATCTTTTCGATGGACTCATTGTATAATGTGTTTAATTTACTTTTGATTGGTGAAACAGGAAAATATTGAACTGTTTGCCCAACAACGTCTTTTATGAATTCTTTTGTAAGATCGTTGATAAATTGAATTTCACGTTGTCCAATGAATAGTCTTGACATATGAATTATCCTTCAATATAAAATCAAAAGATACCAATTGCATATTTTGGTGGCATCGGTATAAGTGCTAACTGCTTAACCATGTTTTCTGCTTTAGAAGCTTCCCGTTCTGCAATTTTATCATAAGTTAAATTGTCTAAAGTTTCCTTTAAGCTTGTCATAAGCTTTTCTTTGTCTTCTTTGCCTTGATTAACTAAATCATCTCCATTTAGTTGAAGGTCAGCACCGGGGATAGGAAAACTTTTAAACTTGCTACGGATACGTCCAAGCTGGATGTTTGATAATGCCAAAGTCATTTCAGCAATCCAATTTCTGCACCACATGTTTAAAGAATTATAGTTTAATGGTCCAAATGGTGCAGTAAATGGACCGTTGACGCCATAGATTCTATCTTGTTGATATGATCCAGAAACACCTGATCCTGTTGGAAAATATGCACTACCGCTATTAATGTATGTTTGTGCTAGTGTTGGAAAAGGTTGTTTTGAAAATCTAACACGCATCCATATGCGTCTATTATAACCGGGAACAAGATTGTTTGGAGTTGGATAAATTCTAATAGTACGTCCAACAATTTTGTAGCTATAATGTGATCTTCTTACTCTTTGTGCAGCTTCTAACATTCCTGCTCTTAACACATCTTCAAACAATGGAAGAACATAAAACCGTGTGTCTGGAATATAAGATTCCACAGGCAATCCAGAAGCAACGAAATTGCTTGCGAGGTTAGAATTGAATACATATTGAACAGGTGCGTTGTGAAATACTTCAACAACTTGCATTGTTCCAATAGACCCACTTGGCTGTGAATTCCAAACAGGTTGTCCTGTATCTTTATCTATTGCATCAACATACAAATCATAAACTTGTTTACCAGCTTCCATTTCAATATAACAATGATATGTTTCTTCGTCTTGAGAATAACCAACAACACCTGCGTATGGAGTTGCCAAATCTAACAAAAACTCAAGATTTGGTTGAACATACATATCTGTTATGTTAATGTTATTATTGCCATTAGCATCGATACTACCAGTTGCTGAACCTAGAAGGTTGGAAAGATTAGAAGTGTTTTGGTATTCAATCATCTTACCATTAAATTCACGAGTTGCTGTTTCAAAATTTGCCCAAATCATTTGTTTGGTTAATTCCACACCTAGAACATCTTCTCCAAGTGCTCGCAACACAAACGTAACCATGTTGTCAGCATCTTGCTGAAACAATTGATACTTGTCATAAAATCCAAATGGTGTAGGATGTAGTGTAGTATTAAATGTGCTCATCATTTATAATTACAGTTAAACAACAGGAAAATATGGATCAACGTTATTTAAAAACTATTGTTAAATCTATAGTCTTAGAAATAACAAACCAAGAGCTAAAAAACCTTGGTAGAACATCTCAACGTACTGGAGTGAAGACTTTACGTGTATTTGATTTTGATGACACTATCGCAAGAACCAACTCAAAAGTTGGTGTGACAGAATTTGATGTCAACACCAAACAACAAATTAATGACAAGTATTTTATCACTCCTGCAAAATACGCAAAGTTTAAAACTGATGTGGCTCCATTAAACCCTGATGTTCACTATGAATTCGATTATAGCCAATTCAAAGAAGTTATTGAACCACAACTAATAGACCATACTTTCAACATCTTAAAAAGAATTGTTAGTAAAATAAAAGAAGAAGAAAAAGAATCAATTCCTGCAATTATTCTCACAGCAAGAGGTCATGCAGCCAATGAAAACATTCGTGAGTTTTTACGCTCACTCGATATTAATATTCCAGTAAAAACATTAGATGGTTCTGCACCAGAATTAAAAAGTGAATGGATCAAGCAAACAATGCTTGCTAGAAACATTCCTCATATCGAATTTTTTGATGATAGTGAATTAAACGTAAAAGCTGTTAAAAACTTAGAAAATGATTCTGAATTAATTGAAAAGTTTAAATCAGACTTACGTATAAAATGTCGTTTGGTTAAATAAAAAGCGATGAGCGGATATGCTCATCGCTTTAGTTTATCAAACTTAGTTTATCAAACTTAATTATAAATCAACGACGGGAAGCACGGCCTTTACGGAAGCCAGCACGATATGCTTTGGCAACAGCTTCTTGAATGGTTTCTTCCATTCCAGCTTCTTCGTATGCGTCTTCCATAGGTGGCTTCATATCACCACCCATTTCATCCACAGCTTCTTCGACAGACTCACGAATTAATGCTTTTAGTTGACGTACTGTAATTCTCATATTAAATCTCCTATTATGGCAATCAATAGCCAAACCTTAATTATTCAATCCTTTGCAATTTTTTCTAAACCCATATTTTTCATTATTTTTGTAGCTGTAGCATATATTGCTTGTTTATTGCTGCCATAGCGGGGTTTTAATTCTTTTTTGATTATCTTTTCTATTTCTGGTGGAAAATGAATTCTGCCTTTTCGTTTTTTCTTTTCCAGTAAAATTTCTTTCACTAACAAATAAATCATTTCCGAAAACACTTCTTTTGTTGTTTTTGGTTTGTTTGGTTTCTTGGTTTCTTTTTCTGCTTTTTTATCTGCTTCAATTTTTTCACCGGCAGTTTTAAAAAGTTCCAAGATTTCGGATGCGTCCCTTTGAACAGCTTTTATTGGTGGAAGTATTTTTTTAAAAGCTTTTAAATCATTGTTTTTAATTATTTCTCTAGCTACTGTTCCAGAAAAACGTTGAGTGTCTCCAACTATTGTTTTTGTTTCTACTGCATGAACTCTATCATCAGCTACAAGATTTGGAAAATTGTTTAACAATAATTGTGGACTAAAACGATCCATGTCTTCTTGCCCTGCAAACAAATAAACTTCTATATCTTTATTGTTATCCATTTCAACTACAGAATCAAAAGTGTATTTCACCGGGGATGCGTCTATCAACCGTATCTCAATTCCGTTTTCTTGAAACACAGGCTTAATATATTTTTCAATATATTCAACAGAAGCTTGTCCGCTCAATGGAAATTCTCTTGGACGAATTCTGTCTTTGGTTGATGCAACCACAATTAATTTATCAACATGTTTTTTAGCATCTAAAATGCTTTCATAATGACCACGATGCAATGGTTTAAATGAACCGGGATAAAATCCTATTGATGTTAATTTGCTTGCTTGTTCACGAATAATTGCACGGTTTGCTGCGGTAAACCCACCACGATTAACAAGCTTGATAGGACCAGAAGAACTTTTCACTACATAGCCTTCACCACCAGCTACATCGCCAATATATGCTTTTACTATTGTGCTTTGCTTGTCAAATTGTGACACAAGTTTGTTTTTTAATGCTTCTATGTTTTTCACAACTTGAAAAATAACTTGAAAACCTTTTTCATTTTCTCCAATGTAACTTAAAAGATTGCCAATTTTTTGTTTTGAAAGTTTTTGATTGCTTTCTACCCAAGATTTAAAATCATCTAAAGATACAGAAGCAAAGCTGTCAGCTTTAGAATTTGTGTAAGAATATAAAACATCTGGCAAATCTTTGATTTTCTTTGCTGTTAGTTTTGATTCGTCTAAAACAGAATCAATTAAACCAGAAGCTCTTTCAACTTTTGCTTGAAGTGCTTCAGCAACTTCAACCATTTCTATTTCAAACTTTGGAGTTTCATTTACAAACACTGGAGAGAAGATTAATACCGAACCAGCCAACAATCCTCCAGAAGCTAAATCACCGTTAAAATAATTTGTTATGTCTTCTATTGGTTCTTCAGTTGTGTTACCTTGTTCATCTTCTTTTATGATTCCATGTAAAACAACTCCAACTGTGCTTTCTGCAATCTTTTTACCAAGATCAGACTTTGCAGGAACTTTATAAGTTACAACATTTGGTTTAAATTCAAATTCTCCATTAACCAACATTGGTTTCTTCATATAAAGAAGATCACCTTTGAAAAACACACCTTCCCCAGATTGCTTGTCCAATCTTTTTAAAGCATTCTTAAAAGGTTCAAATATACCAGAAAAACTTGAAGCAAACTCTGAATAATCTTTTCCTGCTTTTTCTCCTCTTGCTTGTATCATACTAGCAAGTTCTTCTGGAGACTCTGCTCTTCCTTTATAGCTTTTTACTACAAACCCACCTTTGTCTGTAAGAATAAATTTATCGTTTTTATCAACACCAAACACTATTGCAGGCGATCCATCCCATTTAACAGTAGTTGTTGTGGTTGCATTTTCTGCAAGCTCTAATAAGGCGTTTACAGCCTTCTGAGCACCTAAAGAACCATCCCAGTAAATCATGTCTTCTGGATGTTGAATACGAGCTTCTAATGCTTCTTTCAATAATCTTGTTACAGGTGGAGCTGGACTTGTTTTATCTTTTGAAAATGTTTCATTTGCTTCTGCAACAAGTTCATCGAAATTTGGCTTGTCTTTTATTGCATTAACAATTGTTTCTACGTTTGACAAATCTGATCCCGTATAACCTTTTCCAAAAAGCACTTCTGCAATTTCATCTGGATTTTTTGAAATGGTTTCATTTGTAGCTCTATCAATAAGTCCATTAAGATATGACCATTTCATTCCTTCTGGGAATTGTTCTGTTTTTGTTGCTTTTGCTATACTTCCCAAAAGAAAATGTTTGTGTGAACCACGATAAGGAGAATTAATTGCTCCACCTTGCATTGAAAACTTCAACCATTCTGGATCTCCGAACATAAAGTCTGTTTGAACAAATCCTTTGCTTGGATCGCCAGTTATAGGTGTTTTTAAATGAACGTTAATTCCACTTTTTTTAACATCATCTTTTGAAACACCTTTTATTGTTAATAACTTTGCAACAAGTTCATCTTTAGAAATTTTGGTTTCATCAACACCAAGATCCAAATCACCACTTGTAGCTTTTTTACCAGTTGTTCCAAGCATGTTACTTAAAAGATCTAAACCAGTTTGTTCTTCCAACCATTCAACTGTAGGAATAACATCTTCTTGATTTATTGCTTGTGTTAAATGTTCGCCTGTTTTCTTATCTTTGAAGATATTGCCGCCTTCTTTTAAGATCATGCTTAATTCCTTTTAGCTAATAACAATATATATATATTCTCTACATTAAACAACATAAGAATGATATATATATAAACTACTCACAACTAAGGAGAATATCTTATGAAAGCAGTATTGAATGGGCAATATAATAGTAGTGGTGGTTTAAGCCACATCAGCATTAAAGGTGATTTAAGTGTTGAAGGTTTAAATTTAGAAGCTTTGCAAAACAGAATTTCACAACTTGAAGAGCATGTTGTTAACCTAGAAAGTGTTGTTTCAAGACTACAAGAACAAAATCTTCGTATTAGTACAAAAGAACTTGCCAAGGCATTAGAAGAAGTCAAAACAGAAACAACTGTAGTTGAACCTGTTGCAACTGTTGAACCTGTTGCCGTTCCTGTTTCTAAAAAGAAAACCACAACAAAAGAACCAACTTGATATTAATTTTTAATATCATATAACAAGAAAGCCTTGGAAACAAAATTTCCAAGGCTTTTTTCTTTGTGGTTATAAATGCGAAAAGAGCGGTTTTTTAGGCCGCTCTCCTCTTAAACTAACTTGCCTTT